CTAAGGTTGATAGTATTTCTGAGGTGTTAATTGAGATCCGCAGCGCAATCACTAATGCACAGAAGGCACGATGAGTAATGCATATACCGACGGAATTGTACTGAAGCCAGGCGATACGCTCCAGGTGGTATCGAACTTACAGATAGGCGCTGATGGCGAAGCCAAGTCTGATCCAACTCATTTTAGTTTAAATGGCGTTCTATTTATTCGTCAGACTACAGCCGAAGCTAACACCCGCAAGGCCGTCGAAGACGCACTAACAGAACTAGTAGACTACTTAGACAGATGTAGCAATAAGCTAGATAGAGCGGGTGCGGAGTTATACTCCGTAATGCCTATCATCAAGCACGCCCGTGAGCTAATACTCAACGGGTACAAACACCAACCACTAAAGGCCATCGAATGACGACAGAGGCAGCAGCACTAGAACAACTAGAGACCTTAAAAATGGTAGTAGAGCTGTTCTGCATACCCAAACAACTAGCCGAAGACAACACACGGAAGGCTGTGAGAGACGCATTGGATAGGCTCCATAGGACTTTAGTCTCTGGTGCGCCCTGGACGCACGTTGAAATGTCTTCTGTAGATCGAGCTATTAAAGAACTCCTAACACAATACCAAGATCCACAACCAGAGACTACCGAATGAAAGACCTAGACTTTGAAGAAGAAAAGCGAGCGGCAATAGACCCGCAGCCAATTCAGGAAGATGAGGAGTCTCCCTGGACTGATATAGTGCTTTGGTCTGTCATCATGCTCGTGGCTGTCATCATCGCTTCAAACATAGCCAAATGGTAGAACTACCGATCATAGAACACACAACCTTTGCTGTTACTCAAGATGCTGAGAGTCTAGAGTTTGTCTACCTAGACAGAGCCGCAATAAGTAAAGGCAAAGAGTCAATCTTTGAAGTAGCGGATGCACTAGAGATACTAGGCAAGCACATGACATCAGCACGAACAGAATGGGTGTATTTATCCGATGAAGAGCGACAAAGCGTAGCTCTTCGTATTGCGTATAAACTATTTGCATAAGATGAACACCACAACCACCACAACAGAGCCTGACATAAAAAGTGTGATACAAAACAAAGCAATGCACATGGCGGGCTCTGAATTATGCGCTAATACTAGAGCGGCTGTCACAGCTCACGTAGCCCAAGACAGCCGCACAGCGCATCTCGTTACGATGGATGACCTGTATGCATTGAGAAATGAAGTGGTTAACGTCTACAACGCAACTGACAATACGGAATTCTATGATGCACTAAACATCATGAACATGCACATCAATGAATTAATAAGCAAACACCAATGACAATCCTAGCATTTTTTAACCTGTTTTTTTTCCAATGGTTCTTCGTCAGACTTACAAGGGTTGTGCCTTGTACAGACAGAGTGAATGAATATGAATGGGGCTTTCAGTACTTTATAGTCCCTTTAACAGGGTGGGGCTTATCGTTTTGTCCTGATTTCTATGTGTTAGGTAAAGGCAAGGATGTCATAGGGCATCTGACAAAAACATTTTTACGCAATTACTAAGCAAACACCAATGACAATCAAGAAACACTTAGGCATATACTCGCTTGTACTCACGGCGGTGCTAGTACTGACCTTCTACTGGTTTCCAGAGTTCTCAGTTCTGGGCTTTGTAACCATCGCACTCTTTGCATTAGAGGTGTCATCTGAGTTATTCGAGCGCTTATTCCAGGCTAGGCTTAACGTCGATGAGGAATTACTCAAAGAAAATAGAGCCGTGTCGTTTGTTATTGGCTGTCGTTACATCGCCTATGCTATCGTGATTGCCGCAGCCTTAATCGGTGTACCGAAAGCTATCGGCGCTGACCTGCCACACGTATTCATTGCAAAGCAATACATTAATCACGTTGAGCAGCGCGGCAATCGCGGCTATATCATCGACGGCTGGAATCGTGAGGCAAAGAATGCACTAGGCTCGCCTTATTGCGCGGCGTTTGTAGCGCATTGTCTTAACTCAGCTGGGGCAATACGTCCGACCTATAGAGGCGGTTACTCTCGCTACTACATCGACAAGACAAGTGTAGCCCTGCCAGCATCCATTCAAGGCAATCTAGCGGGCTGGCTCTTGGTGTTTAAGCGCAAGGGTGGCGGTCACATTGGCATCATCACCTATTCAAACGGCAACTACTCACGAACGATTGAGGCAAACACATCGGGCGAAGGTTACGCGGGCAGTCAATACGACGGTGGTGGTGTATTCGAGAGAACCCGCAACCTCCGCACGCTCGCTAGTCCTTACAATGTCTTTAGAGCTACACACATAACACCCGTTAGATACTCATGAACCCACCAGAACAAATGCAAGAAATAAGACACGAGCAAGAGATTGCGCGAATCCACCTGCAAAAGCAGAAAAACATGGACGAAGTATTAAAGTACAATGCACGTTTAGACGCGCGGTTAGCAGAAGCGCGTAAACGTAAAGAACAAGAAGCGACAGTCATTATAAACCAACAAAGGAGTGAGTAATGGATGACAGAGAATGGAATGGATTAGGTTTTACTGTATTTCCATCAGAAGAAACGACGATCGAGGTCGTAGATGACCCGATATATGGCGGTGCACACACTTACTTGCTGCGCAATTGCCTCGGCTTTGTTGGCGGCGCAACAGTTTATACCGAGGACGATTATCAGCGCGTTCAGTTCATTCAAAAGAATGATGATGGATCAATTATTCCAGGTCTACAGTCCGAACAACTGGCCTATGTGCTGCTCGATCGTGCTATCAAACTCAACGCTCGTTTCCCATCTTCTCACAACGAAAAGCAGATTGCTGGGCTCAGGCTGTTTATTGAAGGTTGTGAAGATCGAGTCCGTGAGCGCATAGAGCGTGGGGTTATGGGCGAATTAAAGCAATAGTGAGATACTCATGAAAATAGACTGGAATAACCCAAAGCTAATAGGCGTGCTCATTGTTCTTGCAATGGCAGCGCTTGCGTATATGTCAACGCAGTATAGAGGCTGTACGATCTCGAGTAGCAATGAAGAGATACAAGCGCTGAGAGACTCATTTGCTGTCAATCGTCTGGAAATTAAATATCTGCATGGTCAAGTAAGCGAGTTAAAGTCACTAGCCGACACAATGAGAATGCAAATGGACTCAAGAGCCGACCGCATCATAACAATCGAGAAGCGTATCTCAGTACCATTCGTTCCAAAGATGACGAACGCGCAATCATCAAAGCGCTTCCTTATTGACGAATCAAATAAGGGCATCCAATGAAATACGCTCTTGTCTTCTTAGCGCTCACAGTATCAGCTTTGTCGCAGAACAAGCAGACTGTACAGGCCGATTCCCTTGTATGGTTCACGCCAACAGAGGTGAATGCTATTGCAACACGCATGAAGGTGCTCAACTACAAGCTCGCATGGTTTGACTCACTTACCTATGAGTACAAGATGCAAGTCAAGGACGGCGCGAAGCTCGTAGCTATCAAGGACTCAATCATCCGCAAGCGCGAACAGCAGATAAAGCTCCACGAGGCGAACGCTGCACTCGATGCACAGAACATGGAGCTACTCAAGCGCCAAATAGATGCAATGCGCCCAACGGTGTTCGAGAACCCAGCGCTCTGGTGCACGGTCGGTCTAGGCTTAGGCTATTTACTCTTTCATAACTAATTGTGAGGATGTATGACGAGACGTGAGGCGAAAGCGGTAGAGATAATGCGACGCTATTTAGAAAAATTGTTACCGATAGGATATCCCGATCAACTGATAGCGAGTGGTGATGGCGTGCAAATGATGCTCGAAGCCATGCAATGGCAAGCGGATCAAAGTCTTGAGTTGTGCAATAAGATATTTGAAGAATACGAAACATGCGGGCTTCCAGTAGAGTTTGACGAGCGAGTATCTAATGCTGGAACAGAAGTAGCTATACCACCTGAATCAACCGATTAACATCATGGAACTACTAGCATACATAGTCACAGGCGCGATCTCGTTCGTAGTAGGAGCATTGCTCACAGGGTTTGCATACTCAGCACAACAGGTCAAAGACCTAGCGTCAAAAGACCGTGCAATCGCAGAGCTGGAGAAGGCTATCATCCGCATGAACTCGCAGATAGCTATTTGGGAAAACGAGCTGTCTATTGAAGAAAGAATCAAGCAAGAAGTGGCGCGTGCAACACATGAATAAAACCATAACAGTTATGAACCACCGCAACGTTAGCAAGTTCATCTATTTGGAAGAGGGCGATACGCTCACACTGTACAAGGGTGACGAACCGCAACTCAACGTGAAGGTAACACGCAAGATGCACCACCATGCACTAGCGGCGGGCGGGCGTTTGAAGTTCGACAATCGTGCAAGTATGGATGGAAGAGTAAAGCTGTTCAATAGAACCTTGCCACATAAGAACTTCATGAGCAAGGTATGGTCTGCAATGCAAGGCGCAAAAGACACCCATCATTGGCGATTGTCTACCACAGAGGACTTGGACACCTTCCAAGCACAACGTGAGTACGCAGACAAAGTACGTGAGACAACGCAGCGTGAGTTAAAAGAACGCTCTGCAAGAGTATCGAAGTTGATGAACGCAGCAAAGGCGGTGTAAGGTGGCCAGATACGACGTTTCAAAACACGCACCAACGCACCCAAAAGGCACGAACATAGCCGCAATGGGCTGCACAATGCGGGGTAAAAAGACATACCACCGTAAGACAATAGCACGCTGGGCATTGGAGCACACGTTCTTGCCAGAGGATGAACTCTTTGACAAACTAGTCGCACGGTTTCCAAACCTTGAGAACAAGATCTCAGCCGAACATGTAATGACACTCGTGCAAGTTCACAAGGCTATCTACGAGGGTGATACCAGAGCGTACTTAGCCGTGATGGACTCAGCCTATGGAAGTGCAAAGCAGACCTTAGAGGTCGAAGGTGCTGGCGCTAATCAGATGGATTTATCAAAGCTAAGTGTTGAACAGCTCAAAGCATTGTACGACATCAAGCAACAATTGAAAGTAGCGCAACCACAAGCCATTGAGGTTGAAGCAGAGGTAATAGACACAGATGACAGAGACAACGCAGCTAACGAGTAGTGATGTCATAGACATACATGAGCTCATCGACTGTAGTGATGCAATGCTCATCGAAGCACTGAGAGAAAAGGAATGGCCGCGATGCGCTAGTGATGTGTGCTACTTCGTTGACAACTACTGCATGACTTACGACCCTCGTTTATTGTCGGTCGGCAAGTCTGCGAAATTACCGTTTAAGCTCTTTGATAAGCAGCGCGAGTTCATGCTCTGGATTGACGCAAAGATGTCAGCTCGTGAGTCTGGATTGGTTGAGAAGTCAAGAGACATGGGCATAACTTGGTGCTGTGCAGCGTTCGCGCTTCACGGCTTGCTGTTTAAGCCTGGATTTAGTGCGGGCTTTGGTTCACGTAAGCTAGACTTAGTAGATCGCAAGGATGACATTGACTCAATCTTAGAGAAGGTGCGGTTCATGTATCGCAACCTTCCTGAGTATTTGAAGTCTGAAGCCTATCAAGAGGCGTATTGCCGCATCAACAACGGCGAGGCAAGCATAACAGGTGAGGGCGGTGATGATATTGGTCGTGGTGGTCGTAAGTCTGTCTACTTCGTTGATGAGTCAGCGTACATCGAGCGCTATGAGAGAGTAGAAGCGGCGCTAAGTCAGAACACCGAGACAGTGATTGACATCAGCACGCACAACGGCGTAGGTACACGGTTCTACCAGAAGCGCAATGAAGGCAAAGTAGATGTGTTTGTATTCGACTGGCGAGACGATCCACGCAAAGACCAAGCATGGTATGAGGCTAAGAAGTTATCACTACCAGCGAACATCGTAGCGCAAGAGATTGACCGAGACCCTACGGCATCGCTCACCGACTCGGTGATAAAGACGGCGTGGATTCGTGCGGCGGTTGACCTTGACTTAGCGCAACTGGCAGCAAGGCAAGGCAAGGAATGGTCTGAGGCTACACTCGTAGAGGCGGGCTTAGACGTTGCTGATGGTGGTGAGGACTCAAGCGTGTACATATCACGCAAGGGCGCTGTGGTTCATAGGCTGGAGTATTGGCGGTCAAACAACACTACCAATACAGCGAACAAAGCCGCAGAGTTTGCGCGGCAAGACGGCGCTGAGATTCTCAAGTATGACAAGGTTGGTGTAGGTGCTGGTGTCGCGGCAACCTTTGAGCTCAATAAGAAGACACTCGGCTTTGTAGCTCATGGCATTGGTGGTGCGGATGCACCAAGCGAGAAGATGGCGTTCGATGATGTACCAAATGTGTGGATTAACGAACGCTTTGTAAACAAGCGTGCAGAGAACTGGTGGAACTTGCGGCGAAGATTCCAAAGAACCTATGAGCACGTTAGCGGTATTCGTGAGTATCCTTTAGACGAATTAATCTCTATACCAAACCACAACGTGTTAATCAATGAGCTAACAACCGTGCTTATGAAGTACACCGAGAGTGGTAAAATCAAAATCGAGAGCAAGGCGGACATGAAGAAACGCGGCGTCAAATCACCTGACTACGCGGATGCCCTTGTCTACTGCTTTGCATTTGTCAAAAAACGATACATAGGATTCATTTGAACATCTTTGGCGTTAATATCAGCCGTGCAAAAGCAAGTGGAGACGCTGTGCAAAGCACCCTTAGTAACTCAGCACAGGTTAAGCCTTATGAGAAATTTCAGTCTGGGGCTCGTCAGTTCAATGAGCTTGTAGCGCATGGGCTGTATAGTAACCCAGCCGTTGCGGGCTGTCTGTCTGTGTACTCAATGACTCTCTCAGAGCCACCACTCGTGGCGGTCAATGACGATGATGAGTACGTGTATGACGATCCCGTCTCATTGCTATTTGCAAAACCTAACCAGGTAATGAGCGGCGCGCTAATGCTGTCCTATGCGGGTCTGTTCTGCGGACTGTCTGGCAATGCGTACTTGTACAAGTTGCGTAATGGCAGAGGCGAGGTTGTGGAGCTGCACATCTTCAATGACTCGCAGATGAAAGCAGTTCCAGGGGCTAGTATTTCATCGCCTATCTCGCATTACAATTACTATTACTCAGACAGAACCGAGCCGCTAGAGATTCCCACAAGTGACATTATTCACTTACGCGGGCATATTCCAGATCCATCCAATATCTTCAAAAGCATTAGCCCAATTCAGCTTGTATCACGCTCTATTGACTCAGGCAATGCACTCGATGAGCTGATATACTCCACACTTCGCAATCACGCGACGCCTAACACGATTGTTACCACACGCGAGGCGCTTAGTGAAGACCAAGCCAATCTATTGCGTGATCAATGGAAGGATAAATTCAGTCTCAAACCAAAGCTAACACGCGAGACTGTTGCATTCCTTCCTATCGACATGGAAGTACAAACCATCGGTATGAAGTTCGATGAGCTGGAGTCAGATAAACTCTGGGGCAAATTCGAGACAGCCGTTTGCAGCGCCTATCGTGTTGACCCTATCGTTGCTATGGTGTATAGCTCAGGGCAGAATAAGACCTACTCGAACTATGAAGAGGCTATGCGTGGCTTTACTACCTATACACGTATGAACTACTGGAACTTGTGGCAATCACAAATCCAGTCGGCTTTAGTTGGTGAGTTTGAGAACCCTCGTGTTGAGTTCGACACACGCTTTGTGCAAGCACTCCAACCAACACCAGGCGAGCGTCAGCAAATAGCACTAGATGCTTTTGCGGGCGGGCTTATTACTCGCAATGAAGGGCGCTCGCTTATTGGCTTTGAGGGTACAGACGTGGACGGTGATTCATTCTTCTCACAACCCGCATCATCAGCACCTGCCCCCGCACCTGAGCCAAAGCAACTCACTCAGCACATCCGCACTAAGGACATCGGTGATTACATCGACGGCATGAGCGAGCAAGAGGCAACTGTGCGCTGGAAGTCATTCAATGACTTAAACGAAAAACACTCAAAGAAGATAGCGCGGGCATTTGCCAAAGTAGCCAGACGCTTAGAGGCTGCGTACTTAAAGACCGTCAAAGCCCCTATTGACTGGAATAAATGGGTCAAGGAGTTCCAAGACGGTACAGAAGAGGCCAGAGCGGAGCTAATTAAGGAAGTCATTGCAGCCGCATGGGAAGACGCGGGGCTAATGGAAGAGATCGGTACGGCGTACGACGTTGTACTGGCAGACGCGGTAGACTCAAGCGCTACCATGATAGCAGACAGCGTAGGAACTATTAAGTCTGAGCTAAAAGAACTGCTCATTAACAACGCTGGGGCTACGGCCTCTGAGTTATCGGCGTTAATTAAGGCAAGGTTTGACACCATCGCGGGCTCTCGCGCTGATGCTATTGGTTGGACAACTACCACAAGCACAAGCGAGCGCGCAAAGCAAGACACATGGAGCGCGGCAAATAAGCGCATAGATGACCCGAAGAATCAAATCGTGCGTGTATGGTTGTCGGCCAGACTTCCAACATCACGCAGCGCTCACATAGCCGCAGACGGTCAAGCCGAGGATGAGGACGGCTTATTCACATTAAACGGCAATAAAACACCACATCCGTCAGGCGCGGGATTACCAGCCGAGGACGCTGTCCGTTGCCATTGTTCGACCGTTGCTGTCAGACGTTCGCGGCTTAAAAAATAAATGTTGAAATAATGGAAATTATTTGCATGGTGATGAAGGACGAAGACAAAAATTTTGTATCTTTGCAAGAACCTAGAAAAATAGCGGGTAGCTGGCGCGAAGCCGATAATCCCGTTAAGCGGTGCAGGAGAAAACTTCACGACATCGTTAATAAATGCGAGGACGTTGACGCGATGAAACAGGCTATTGACCTGTTACTCAAGACAACCAAGCTGCATTAAAATTTAGAACATAACCAAACCCGTACGCCAGTAGGCAAATGAAGGGCAGTCATCCGAAAGGACGGCTGCCCTTTTTTCATTCCTACTGGAGACGGAAGATGGAAGACACTAAGCACAAAAGTGCTCAGGTTCAATATAAAGCCGCATCTGAAGACGGTATTGTAGAGGCTATTGTCAGCGTGTTTGGTAACGTTGACAGCTACGGCGAGGTAGTGATGCCAGGGGCATTCGCTAAATCACTCAGTCAGAAATTACCTAAAGGTGTTTGGGCTCACGACTGGGCTAGTCCTATCGCTACCACACTTGAGGCAACCGAGGTCATGCCTTATGACCCGCGTTTGCCAGACGGCCTCAAAGAACTAGGCGGCTTGCTAATTAAAGCACAGTTCTACAAAGACATCCAAGATAGCTGGGATGCGTACTTGAAAATAAAGAACGGCATGTACGATGAGTTCAGTATTGGCTTCACAGTCAAGAACTACAACATCGTTGAAAACATCGTTCAACTCACCGAAATCGAATTATACGAATGGTCGCCCGTGCTGATTGGTGCTAATCGCATGACGGCTGTTCTCTCGGTTAAATCAGCCCTCCCATTCTCAGAGGATTTGCTCGGTATGAAGCAAGACCTCCAACGCTTTGCAGATCGGGTAAAAGATCGTAAAGAATTCCGCGAAAAAGCAGGCAGAGTATTTAGCTCTGCAAACGTAGATGCGCTCACAGGGATAGCCGAAACCCTAGACGCCATTAGTGAAAGCACCAAAGGCGAGGCCGTCGCAATACGCGAAATGATAGCCTCAGCAACCCAACCTAAAGCAGCAGCCACAGAGCTGCAATTACTGAAACTCCAACTAAAACACAAAGGTTTACTATGAATCTAAGATCATTAGATACCGTAGTTAACGAGCTGAAATTGAAGTCAGATGAACTCGCAACGATCTTCGACAAGACCGATGCGACCACTGATGACGTTGCTCGTGCAACTACACTCGGCAATGAAATCGAAGCACTCTCTACTGAGAAGTCACAAATCGAAACATTCATTGCACAAAAGACCGCAAATGATGAGCGCCGCAAGCAACTCGAAAACGAGCAAGCGAAATTGAAGGCTCGTCCCAATGACTTGCAAACACCAACCACACCAGAAGAGCCAAAGGTTAAGTCTCGCGCGAACTTCAAATCAACAGTATTTAAGTCAAACGAAGACGCACTCACCGCAGGTCACTGGTTCAAGGCTGCATTTAACAACGACCAGGATTCACTTCGTTGGTTAGGTGATCACGCTAAAAAGCACGTAGATAACTCAGGCTCACAAATCCGCTTAAAGGCTTCTAACCTGTCAGAAGGTAACGAGTTCTATGGTGGTTTGCTTGTACCTCAAGAAGTAGGCACACAACTCGTGTCTCTTCGTGAAGAGTACGGCGTGTTCCGCAAGTACGCAGACGTGCAAGTAATGGCACGCGAAACAAAGGTAGTTCCAAAGGTTGAGAACAATTCAGCCGTGTTCGCTGTTAGCGAAGGTGGAACATTCACACAGTCTGACGTATCGTTCCGCGAAGTGGCTTTGTCAGCTCGCAAGTTCGGCGCGTACCTCAAGTACAGCTCTGAAGTATCAGACGATGCTATCATCAACCTTGCCGATGCAATCACCAAAGACCTCGCAATGTCATTCGAGCAAAAGTTGGATGCATGCGCGTTCGTAGGTGATGGTACTTCAACATACGGTGGAATCGTTGGTCTCAACCAATTCCACCAATGGCAAACAGGCATCAACGGCGGTACATGGACAACCGACGCAACAAAGGCTTACAACGGCGGTGTTGTTGTTGGTTCATCCTCTACATGGGCATCACTCACATCGGCTGACATCAACAGCGTTATCGCGGCTGCACGTCGTTACCCAGGCTTCAAGGGTGCACTCTTCTGTCACCAACAGTTCTACGCACAAGTGCTCCAACGCTTGATCGACGCGGCTGGTGGAATCAGCGCCAATGAAATGGTCAACGGTTATCAGGCTAAGTACAAGGGCATCGACGTTGTGTTCGTTGAGAGCATGCCATCGGCAACCGCAGTCTCCACCGTTCCACTTGTCTATGGTGACTTGAAACTAGGCGCAATGCTTGGTGATCGCTTAGGCGTTCAAACAGATACCCAAAGCACAGGTACAGACTTCTTGGCTGACACCATCACCGTTCGCGCTAAGGCTCGCTGGGATGTGAAGATCCATGATGCTGGTAACTACCATGCAACCGCAGCAAGCCGCAAGGGTGGCGCAGTCGTCGCACTCGCAACTAAAAACTCAGGCTAATAATTAAAGGAGAACAATAAATGAATAATGGACAAGGCAACAGAATAATCTCTGTTAACTCCCCAGCAGGATACCAGGATAATACCAGCCCTACGATGGCAACCATCGACACGGCTGGCTATGCAGCGATTGCATACCGTATCCACCTGGGGTCAACAGACATCGCGCTCTCAGCGTGCAAGATCCGCGAGACGGACACAGTAGGTGCATCACCTTCTGACATCACGGGCGCAACTCTGGATGGTGGTACTGACATCTTCGGAAGCACCACAGCACTTCCAACGGCAACATCTGACGGAAGTGTATATGAGATCATTGTGAACCTTAAAGGTCGCAAGCGCTACCAACAACCACTCGTAACGATTGGTGATGGAACAGCAGG